TAGATTACCCGAATCATTTAATGAAACATAACTATGCATTTGTCTTAATCCGCCATTACCTTTGACACCTAGTTCGTCATCAGATTGATCCAAAAAACTATAATTATCGGATGCGATATTTGAAGAACCAAAACCGCTAAAGCTAAAACTATCAAAAAAAGAAGCAGGTTCCATATTATTTCGGGTTGCTTGTTTAACTTGAACTTCTTGAGCCGGTTTTAAATGTTGGTAAATTTGGTCTCCGTAAATGACCTTGTAGTTTTGATTTAATAAAAGTAAGGCAGGAACTCTAGTAACATTTTCGGGCATAATTATTTTTTGTTCATTTTGTAAAACAATGTATATCTTTCCTGTACTATCCTTAATCCTTTTATCAATACAAATAAAATGAATATCTTTAGCTACACCTGTTTTTGAAACAGTCTGTAATAACTTTTTGGATGGTTCGCAAAAATTACTATAATATAGAATACTACTCATTAAATTATCTTTACCTTTAAAAAAATGTAGCTAAACTTAAATCGATTAATTTTATTAATGTCTTTATTTTATTTATTATTAAAAAGGAGGGTTCATGGGGGCATATGAAATAGTACCTTAGTACTATTTCACATGCCCTTAGAAAAAATTGAATTTATTTAACAATATATTAAATATATCATATTATATAAGATATACAATGAGTGCTAAAATTGAACAATTAAAAGAATCTGGTGATATCATGACTTTTACTCTTACTGGGGTAGATGCGTGTTATGCAAATGGAATACGACGAGTTATCCTATCAGAAATTCCGGTGGTTGTGTTTAAAACAACTCCACATGAAGAGAATAAAAGTAACATACTAATTAACACATCTCGCCTAAACAATGAGATTATTAAACAACGGTTAAGTTGTATTCCCATTTGTATTAAAGATTTGGAAATTGATTTTTCAAATTATCAGCTTGAATTAGATGTAGAAAATAAAACAGATACAATGATTATGGTCACAACTAAAGATTTCAAAATAAAAAATTTGACAAGTGGTTCTTATTTAGAGGAAAATACAGTGCGCGAAATATTTCCTCCTTATATTCCTCCTACTGGTAAGAGCGAATATTACATTGACTTTTTAAGACTAAGGCCAAAAATATCAGACGAATTACCAGGCGAAAAAATTAAACTAACATGTGCGTTCAGCATTTCAACCGCAAGAGATGACAGCATGTTTAATATTGTAGGTACTTGCTCATACGGATTTACTCCAGATAGAGAAGAAATGGTAAAGCAATTAGCTTTACGTAAAGATAAATGGTCTAATGAAGGAAAGAATGAAGCAGAGATTGATTTTGAATCAAGGAATTGGAATCTTTTAGAAGGCTTGCGTTATGTTAAAAAGCAAAGTTTTGATTTCATTATACAAACAATTGGTATATTTGAGAATACTGATATTATGATAAAAGCGTGTCAGATATTGATTAAAAAGATTGACATACAAAAACAGCTCTTAGAAAAGGATGAGTTAAAAATAGAGCCGTCTATTTCTACATTAGAAAACTGCTATGATGTAATATTAGATAATGAAGATTATACTGTAGGAGTCATTTTGAACAATGAGCTATATGAAACATTTTACAAGAAGCATGAAATGCTTTCTTATACAGGGTTTAAAAAGATGCATCCTCATGATACCGATAGTATAATAAGAATTGCGTTTAAGGAACAAACATCAGGCAAGTCGGCTGTAAAAGAGATATTAACTGCTGTTATTGTAGACGCAGTTAGAACAATTGATAGTGTTATAGATTGCTTTAGTGGTCGGCGCAAAAAATAAGCTTTACACTTTTTAAAAATTTAAAAATAAATAAAAATAATATAAAATTTAAATTATTTTTATTGAATTATTATTTTATTCTGTTTTATTCTGTTCATCATCTTGAATTAAACCAGGATGCATATGTTGAATAAATTCTTCTAATAAATTCCAAAAATCTTGTAAAAAAGTTAAAAGGGAGTTAAAAATATTCATTTGATATTTATGATAATAATTATTACTTATCTTTAAGTTGTAATTTAAAGATTATTTATACATTATTTGAAGCATCCGCTTTAATAGTATCTACATTTTGTTTTCTTAAATTATAATTTAAACTGTGCATCAGAAGTGATGGATGTAAATTGTTCACATATTTTTGTACCATTGTATTTGTAATAAAAAGATTATTGGGCTTTAACTCATTAATAAATTGCTGATGTAGATTAAACATATGTGTTCTAAATTGCGATCCAAACTCCTTTAAGGGTTTCTCTTTTCTAACATAACATGCTAAATAATTATGATGTAACGCATTAGTAAAAATATGAACTTTTACTCTACACTCTGAAAACTCTTTCTTAAATTCTGGATAATATTTTAAATACTCGGGCAGCTTACCTTCTTTTCTTAAATGAAGATACTGATATTGAGTCTTTGTTTGATTTCCTTTTAAATGACGTACTTCTTCATAAATTGGATTTCTAATTTTGGTTCTTTCATTTGTTAGTGTGTTTTTTATAACAATGCCCATAATGTTATAAGGAGTATTTGCGGACGCAAATTTTTCAATTAGCTCGGTATATGTAGTAAATTCGTATACTTCTGGGAACCGAATGCTTGTATTTATAAATATTCCACTAGTTCTAATTTCATTAATATTTTGAGGAATAATAAATACATTTTCATCATTTATGATTTTATATGCTTCTACTAAGTAAAGCTGAGGGCTTTGAAATGGAATAACAATTCTATTCTCCGGATGCTGTAGAACAAAACTGTAGCAAAACTGCTTGTTTAACATTTCTAAATCAAAATTATTTTGTTTACATGCCTCAAAAAACATCGCATTAAATGTTTTTCCATTTTCCTTCTTGTAAAAATAAACTTCCGCATCAACCGTGTTTCTTGTCGCAATTTTCCAACTAAGAATGTTTGAATCGTAAAAAACATTAATCATTGTTCCTTCTACAAACTCTTGTGCGATAATATTGTCTGTTTTAGTAGCATATTTGGTTATAAACTGGTCAGCTAAAGAAGATTTGGGAGGAGCAAAACTAATAACTTGATTGTTACTATTAAAAATAACAGATCTTAAAAGACCATAACTTGGAATTAAGTCATTTATCAAAATATCTTTATTATATCTAACAATTTTGTAGTTGTCATTTGATTTAGTAGAATATTCAGATACAGTAAAATACTTAGATGTAGCTGTAGTTGTGTCTCTAATAAAAAGCTCAGGAATTTCAGTAGATAAATTGTACGAATATCTCATTATTTAATATAATTAGTAAAATGTCTTTAAACTAAAATAATATAATTATAAAGCAACAAATATAGATAAAAAATTTCTATAATAAATATAAGATAATGTCAGACAATAAAGATATAGAAGATATTAATATTAATAAAGAAATACAATTAGAACCTGTTTCTGCTTTATCTGAAGAAGATATTAACTTAGCAAAAGAAGTAGAGGAACCTGTAGAAGAACCCAAATTTATTAAATTTACACTTAGATTAGGCGATATTATTGTTATTCAAGCTCCAACTAATGAAATACTAAATAACAATACATTTTTTATTGAATATATTGATAAGCAAAAAATTAAATTAGTAAATATTGAAAATTTTGAGAAAACGCAATTACGCATAAATAAAACAGGGACTATTGGAGATGGTAGCATTACTGAAATTAAAATAATTAGCAGTAATCCTAATCGCGGCTATGCTAGACAACATGGACTACTTACAGGAATTTGGATAAATATTCATTTTGGTGGAGATATTCCTTTTATTATTACTGGTCAAATTACAGATTTAGAGAAAGATATGATTGAAGTTAAAACAGTTGAAGGTGAAACTATATACATCAATTTTGCGTATCATGGTATTCCAGAAGATTTACCAATTGACACATTTGAAATAAGACCTCCTCCTGAGGAAGAAAAAGAAAAAGAAAAGGAAAAGGAATCCCAAAATTTTGGTGAAGAAAAAGAAGCTCAAGAAGAATTTAATTCGGATTTAGAAGAAGGAGAAATAGATGAACCAACTCGGGAAGTACCTGTTAAAAAGATTAAGGCAAATGTAGAACGTCTTGTTTTTAACGCAAATGATATAGTATTTGGTGACACTATTAACATTCAACAGTTTATTGAAATTGATAAAGATAAATATAGATTTGATATTGAAACACAGACAAATGATATGTTAGAAGAAATGCTTTCAACTATTCCTAATGTAAAACGAAGTAACAATGTTTTGAATAAACTACATATTATGATTACTCGTTTTATTCAATTACGAGAATTATCATCTAATTTTGATAAGAATAAAAATGTTACTGGATTTATTAAAAAAGGAGCTAACGATAAACCACTTGCTGAATATTTATCGGAATTTAAAAATTCGCTTTATTGGGTCATGTTAGTTGCTAAAAATGTGAAAAAACTATATTTACCTGATGAAGGTAATGCTTATAATAGATATAGTGATGTAGAAGATATTCCAGAAATAAATAATATTTTAGAAATGTCTACTTTATTTAGAAGATATAAATCAAATGAAGGTATTGAAGGACAAAACAAATATTCAGGTCTTTATAGTGCGTTAAATCCATATCTAACACCATTTTCATCTGCCAATACAGAAAACAGTGATGCGTTTAGTACTGAAAACCGAGTTATTGTAGAAGGCGTCGTTCAAACAAATATCAATGCTATTATAGATAATTTGGGAGAAATGTATTCTACTGTAGTAAATAGAGGAAACAATGCGACAAGAAAATTAATTATTCAAAAATACAATACAGGGTTAGATAAGCTACATGTTGAAAATGGATTATTTAAAGGTTCTAAAATGGATGCTGAACGAGTTAAACTAACAAATAACGATGAAATCGCCATTACATCTATTGTTACACTTCCTGAACCAACTGTACAATTTTCACAAGTTAATTTGCCTGGATCTAGTTTGTTAGTTAAAGCGAATTTAAACTTACATTTTTTAAATTATTGGCAACTTTTAAAACAAAGAACAAATATTGTACCCGTAGAAATTGATGGATTAGATAATGAATTAGAATTTAATGACGGTAACTTTGTTGACAATATTAAAAACTATATGTTAAATCTATCAGATTATGAGATGCCTGGTGACATTAAACTAACAAACTTAGAAATTTATAATCAATTTTTGAAAATCATTATTCCAAAAATCATTGTATTATTCAATCTTATTAAAAAATACATCAAGGGTAAACTTTCT